CTGGGCCTGCCGGATGCCTTCGTCGGCGCCCTTGTTATAAGCAAACGCCATTTCGGTTGTGGCGATGGTGTAGGCTCTCTGCCGGTGCTGCCTTGCAGCGTATTTCAGCGCTGCCTCCTGTGCCTTCTTCGCTGCAGTGGCCTCCTTCATGGTGGGGTTGTTCGCCAGTAGCGTTTCCTTGACGTGCTTGTAATAGTTCACGTTGGCTATGCTCTGCATCTTGTTCAGGCCGATGGTGGGACGGATGGCTCTGGCGAGTTCGTCCACGCTCCAGTCTCCGCTGAAGCTCTTATTCAGCATGGCGTTGATTGCTTCGCGCTGCTCGGTGCTGATAACGGTTACCCATTCGCTCCCGTGGTTGTTGATCCAGTTCCGCACGCCTTGCTCCATGGGGTCGAAGAATAAACCGGGGTATTTTGCCGTGACGTTCGCTGCAGCTTGGGTCATGCTGTCTATCCATAAAGGCTTGAGGGTTTCGTTGACAAATGTGGCGTAGTCATTCTGCCATGCCTGCAGCGTGGCCTCGTCTATAAAGCCGTTCAGGATCGCTTCCCGCAGTTCTTTGTATGTGATGGCGTTCTGCTGGTCGTTCCAGATCCGGGTAAGCCAGAAGGTTGGTTCTGCTTGCCCGGCCTCGATGAAACTATCCAGCATTTCGAGGACCTTCTTGCCTGCATCGGACGTCTTCTTTGCGATTCGACGTGCGCTGTGCTTATGCGTGATGCGCTTTGCTATTTTGATTGCCATTATGCATCCCTCCCCAGACGCCGTTTTGCTTCCTCAACGACGGCGGGGTCGTCATCCTCGTCCTCTTGCCGGCCCGGGTTGACGGTATTGGTAGTCTGTGTCTGCTGTCTTGAAGGGGTTATGTTCCGCTTGTTGTCGTTGTCCTCCAAGCGTTCAGGCAGGCCGCCTGCTTCTCTGACGTAGTCCTCGATAGCGTCGTCCGGGATGATGACGCCTACTCCGGTCATGTCCTTGATGAACGATGCCAGCTTCTCGGTATCGGTGTCCTCGATATCGCCGTGTTCCAGCGTCGGGTACCCGGTGATGCCTTGGAAGTGCTCGCCGTTCAGGTCAATGAGCGCTGGTATTGCCTTGTTGTTGAATGCCTCGCAGATGATGTCGAGGTATGCGCCTACAGCCATGCTGAACAGCTTCGTCTTGTCGCTTGAAAGCGCGAAGCTGCCGACCGCTTGATGGCCCATCAGTACAAAATCTGCGAGAACGGTCATTGCTATGCGGGTGTCGTACCGCTCGATGATTGCGTTGGTATCAAATTGTCGCCTTCCGCCGGTGCTCAACAGCTCCAGCTTCCAGCCGTTTGGCATTGACAGTCCCTCGAGGCTGTCTCTCCGGATGTTCTGCACGACCTTGTCTGCTGCGACTCTTATCGCGGCCATGTCCGGGTCGTCATCGTCCCAGATGTTCATTCCTTCCGGGGCGGTCAAAACCGGGAAGCCCGCGAGGTCACGCTCGACGCCGATTCCTTCGATTTCCTGTATGCGCCTTTTGAAGTACCACGGCCTGTATGCGTTCCGGAGGATGCTGCGTCCTTCCGGATTGCCCTTCCTGCTCTTGGTCCTGAAAAGTAGCAGCTTCTCTATGGGTATCTCTATGAGCTGAAAGTCCGGGGGCGGAAGCTGTACCATTCCGACGAGGTTATCGTTGTTGTCGTATCTCCATTCCCAGAGCGTCTCCTGCGCCCGGATCGGCAGCTTCATCCATCCGATCAGCCCATCGTTGTACTTGCTGTTCAGGCGTGGGTCGCGGCTCTTGCCGCTCCTCCGTTTGTACACGAGTTCGTGGGCGCTCCATCCGAATGTCAAAAACGACAAAATCTCGGATATGGTGTCTGTCCATGTGTCCTGCATGTCGTCCATGCACGAATAAATGAAATCGACGGCCTCCTCGTCCTTTGGAGTGGTTCCTGCAGGTTGTACGCTCCACGAGGCTTGCCGGATGAGCATCTCGATGGCGTAAAGTATCGCACCGATGACGTCGTCGTTCTCGCTCATCTCTTTGTAAACGCTTATTCCTTTCCGGCCCTGCAGCTCCTTCAGGAATTCCTCATAGAAAAAGCCGCCGTATCTTTTTTGGCCGATTCGCCCGATCTCTTTCAGGCTTGTATTTGCCATGCTTGTTTCCTCCTTTCTGTGCGTAATGTTCAACAAAAGCGCACGGTTAGGAGGCCATGACGCTTTTGTCTCCAACGTCACGGGTTCCAGCCTATTTGCTGTCTATCGTTTTGAAAGGTACCGGGCAGGTGCGTCCTCCTGCCTTAAATAATCATGAAGCCGATTATTTGTACCTCCGGGTTTGTCTTGAGCTTGAATTCGTCGTCGTATGCCTTTGCATAGTAGTCGGCCTTGGCCGCTATCTGTGCTGTGTTCGTGATGACTTCGACAGCTCCTGTGGGTAGTTTCACAGCTGCTATCAACAGCTGCGCTGTGTCTTTCTTCTCGGCTGCTTCTTCTGCGAACCGCTTCTTAAGGGTATAACCGTTGTTATCCATTCTGGGTATCTCCTTCCTGTATTTGTTTCCTCCGTCCGCCATCACCATTTTGGTGTTAACGGTGAAAGGTAATAGGTAGACGGTAATAGGTAATAGGTAATAGGGTACCAGCAGGGCTTGTATGGTGCTTTTCTCGTACTTGTCTGGTGCTTGCATGGTACTTGTCTGATGCATACGTGAAAGCCTTGATTTTGCTGGGTTTTTCGCGTGTCGCTTTTTGAAAAATGACGCTCCTGTAGGGGCTTGATGGTCCTCTGTGATCGTCATCAAAAAATCGAGACGCCGTCATTTTGGTGCTCGAAACATCAAAATCTGATTCGCTTACTGTACTCGCCTTGTGCTGGGTTGGTGCTGGCCTCATGCTTGCATCGTACTTGCATGGTGCTTGTATCATGCTTGTATGATGCTCTGCATTTTTACCGCTTCCAGTAGCTCTCCTTCGTGAGGGTAGCCTGCTTTGGCGGCCCGGTTATGGCCGGTTTGTCCATCAAATAAAGTATGCCTTGCACTAAGGCGTCGACCGCGTCCTTGTAGGTTCCCTTTGGGAATATCAAAAGGTCCCGGATCAGGTCGTCTACCCACGGGTGCGTCTTCGGGTCCGGTAGGAATATGTTTCCGGCCTCGAAGTAAGGGGTCACGCTGATGGCGCGTTCCTCCTTGCTGCCTTTCGGATTGAATTCCACCATGCCGGGTATTTCCTTCTTCAACAGATCCACGATGGCGGGTCCGTTGGCCTTGTTCTCTATGACCTTCGCCCGGGCCTTCGGCCATTTGCCTGAAAGTGTCCGGACGGCTGTCACGCTCTCTGTGAAGCTCATCTTGTCGTTCACGAGGTCCTTCAGGTAGATGCCGCTGCCGTGTCTTCCCATCACGAAGCCTGCGACTTTGGCACTGCCTTCGCTCTTGGTGAAGGCCATATCCCAGCTCTGTATGTCATGCGTGTTCGGTGCGGTAGTGTAAAAGTTCTGCAGCCATTCACGCTTGAAAATGACGCCCTCTGCCGGTGCCGGTGTCTGTTGGAATTGCCCGGCGTATTGCACGCTGCCCATGGACTTCTTCAGGCCGTCGAGGGTCTGCTTGTCGAAGCGCTCTGAGTTCAGGATGTCGCCTTCCTCCCGGATGATCTCCTTGCCGCTAATGGGGAAGTGTATAACCGTCCGCTTTTCAGCTTCCGCCGGGAGGCATAAATGCTCGTAGCCCAGCTGCTCGGAGAGGATGTATCCGGTCAGGTCGCTCTCGTGTAAGCGCTGCATGATTACGATGAATACGCCCTTTTTCGGGTCGTTGAGTCGCGTCTGCAGGGTGTTCTTGAAGAAGTTTATCGAGTTCTGTCGCTCCGTCTCGCTGTTGGCCATGAGAGGGTCCTGCGGGTCGTCCACGATGATGACGTCGCCGCCGTCACCGGTGATGGAACCGCCGACGGATGTCGATTGCATGACACCGTGATGGTTATTTTGGAATTCGTTCTGCCGGTTGACGTCGTCCTTCAGGTCGAAGCGATCTCCCCAGTTGCTCTGGTACCACGGGCTGCGGATGATGTCACGGGATAGGATGTTGTGCTTGCGGCTTAGGCTATCGCTGTATGAAACCTTAATGAAGCGCTTCTCCG